GGACTCGTTGCACCATATGGCGAGATCGGTCACACAAGCGCAGGCCGTGTAATGTTCGAGCGCGGCAGTATTGCTATTCCAGATGCAGGAAAAATTAAATTACTATCGCAGCATCAACAGGACAAGCCAGTAGGTCGCGCTATTAGTTTTAGCGACTCTACCGAAGGCGTATACGGATCGTTTAAGCTTTCGAGTAGCACTCGAGGACAAGATGCACTCGTATTAGCGCAAGAAAATCTCGTATCCGGCCTATCCGTTGGGGTGGATGTAACCGCCTCGAAGCCGATGGGTGATTACTTGCTTGTCACGGCTGCCGTCCTCAAGGAAGTGTCGCTCGTCGAGAGTGCCGCATTTTCTAGCGCATCCGTCGATGAAATTATGGCGGCGAGAGCTGCTATCGAAGCTGCAACAAGTACAAAAGAAAAAACAACTACTATTTCTACGACTATCGTAGAGATCGAAACCGAAACAGAAACCGAAAGCGAGGAAGCTGTGACTACAGCCCCAGAAAATACACCGGAGGAAACCCCGGTAGATGCACCGGCCGAGGCTGAAAAAGTCGAAGCTGCTCGTAAGATTATTCGTCCGTCAGTCCTTGACTCTCAAAGACTACGTACACCAATCGTATCTATGGCAACATACACAGAGCATAAGATCAAAGCTGCACTAGGTAGCGATGAGTCAAAGCTCTATGTAACTGCTGCAGATGATTTTGCTGGAAACCCTGCATTTAATCCAACACAGTACCTACAAGAGTTTGTAACTAATACTCGTTTTGGTACACCTGCGATCGATGCTTGTTCACAGGGAGTTTTGCCAGCCCAAGGTATGACAATTAACGTCCCATCACTTGTTACAGCTGCAGGCGGCGGTACAGGCGTAGCGCCAACCGTTACAGTAGAGGCAGAAAACGGCGCTGTATCTAATACAGATATGCAGAGCGCGTATCTTACTGGAACTGTCCAGAAGTACTCGGGAATGGGTACCATATCGATCGAGCTTCTCGAAAGATCAGATCCAAACTTCTACGCAGAGCTAACACAACAGCTACAAAATGCGTACCTAACTACTATTGATACAGCGGTAGTAAATGCTCTATTAACAGCTAGTACAGGCTCAACACCTACAACAGCTGATAGCGATGGAGTTATTGCTTTTACTTCACAAGCTGCAGCAGCCATCTACAAAAACACAGGTTACTTTGCTCAGAACTACGTAGGAAATGCCGCACAATGGCAGCTACTAATGGGCGCAACCGATACCACAAAGAGACCAATTTACAATGCCATCCAACCGATGAATGCGGCCGGACAGGTAGGCCCTCAGTCTATCCGCGGTAACGTACTAGGCCTTGATCTATACGTAGACAAGAACTTCACAGAAACCACAGTAGACGACTCATCGGCGTTAATTTTGGCCCCTGAGGCATTTACTGTTTACCGTAGCCCACAGGCTTATATGTCAGTAAACGTAGTATCGAACCTACAAGTACAGGTAGCGATTTACGGCTTTATGGCAACTATCGCAAAAATGCCTAACGGTATTGTTCGTTACCTAAAGGCATAAGCAAAATACCTAATAGTCGGTAGGGCTCTTAGCCCTTTGAGCCCTACCGGCCTCTTTTAAGATTGGAGTAGAGATGCCAGCGAGTTACGTCACCGAGGCCGAGTTAAGAGCTAACCTTGGAATTGAGAATTTATATTCGTCTGCCATCGTGGAGGAAGTCTGCCAAACTGCTCAAGATTTACTTAACCAATTTTTATGGTTTGCCTCAGCGCCAGTAGTGGGAGTAACGCTACAAAATAATGTAATTACCGCAATGATCGCTAACCCTATGATCTTTACTACGGGTCAGTCTGTAACCTTGAGTGGATGCGGCTCAACCTTTAACGGCACTTACACGATCACGGGTACGATCCCTTGGTCAGCTGGTACATCCTCCCAGTTACCGTCTATCGTGTGGAATAACACTTATTTTAATTGGCCTAATGGCTATAGTTTTATCCAGTTTCCTAAGACTGCGGCTAACGTCAATTTTCAGCGCGTACTACCTTATGGCCAAGCTGTAGGCGCAGACACAAAGACAAACAGCTACGCGACTACTCCGGCCGTACGTGAAGCCGCGATGATTTTGGCCGTAGATATCTGGCAGGCTCGCCAAGTCTCACAAACAGGTGGAGTATCGATCGACGGCTTTAGCCCGAGCCCCTATCGTTTAGGTAACGCGATGATCGGCAAGATCCGAGGGCTCATCGCCGGGTATCAAAATCCGAATTCTATGGTGGGCTAGTTATGCCTGTACCTATTACGACCTTACGCGCCTCACTTGCTGCAGCTTTAGCTAATGCGAACGTCTGGAATACATACAGCTTTCCACCTCCAACGATTACAGCTAACAGCGTTATCGTCGCTCCGGGAGATCCTTACATCACTCCCAGCAATAACACGTATAACTCAATTTCGCCTATGGCTAATTTTCGTATCCAAATGAGTGTGCCTCTACTGGATAATCAGGGAAATTTACAGGGCATCGAAAATATGGTCGTAGCTGTGTTTAACAAACTTGCAGCCTCATCGATCGTAATGAATATTGGAGCTGTTAGCGCGCCGAGTACCTTAGACGTACAGAGCGGTACTTTGCTAACAGCATCTATAGACATAAGCATACTAACGAGCTGGAGCTAAAATGCCATATACAGATGAAGATATTGCCTTTTTAATTAAAATAGGGCAGATAACCGAAGCACCAAAAAAAGAAACAAAAACACACACACCTACTACAGAGAAAAGCGAGGAATAGGCGATGGCCGTATTTCTATCTAATGGCGTGGTCGTAACTCTGAACTCTATAGCTCTGAGTGATCACGTAACGAGCGCGACAATTAACCGCGTTTTTGAGGAACTGGAAGTCACAGCGATGGGAGATAGTTCTAGAAAATTTACGAAGGGCCTAGAAACCTCAACGATTTCGCTAGACTTCCTATCGGATACAGCAGCAGCTAACGTAAACGCTACTTTGCAGGCGGCTTGGGGTACGACTGTACCAATCACGCTAAAGCAGACTAGCGCAGTCGTATCAGCTACTAACCCTTTATACAGCACGACTATCCTAGTAAATAACACTACAGATATTAACGGAGCTGTTGGAGATATCGGCACACAGAGCATTACATTTACTTGTAACTCACCAATCGTAATTACTACAGCACCATAACAAACTAACAAAGGGGCAACAAATGGCACGACTCAAAATAACAAGGGCTACCGGCGAGGTAACAGAGCATCAAATCACGCCGAGAATTGAGTACGCCTTTGAGATCTACGCAAAAAAAGGTTTTCACAAAGCCTTTAGAGATGACGAGAAGCAAAGCGACGTGTATTGGTTAGCTTGGGAGTGCCTCAAGGCATCCGGAGTAACTGTACCGATGTTTGGGGCAGAGTTTTTAGATACCTTGGCTAGGGTTGAGGTACTAGACGACGAACCTTTAGCCTAGGGCGCGGCTCTTTAACCTACTTAGTAGCACAGCTATCTATACGGTTACAGGTCGCGCCTCAGGCGATACTCGATCTCGATACAGAGATGTTTAAGATGTTAGTAAAGGTATTAAACGAGCAAGCCGAGGAGGTTAAAAATGTCCGTAACACTAGACGGCGTTAAAGAGACTCTTAAGGCTATGCGTAAAATAGATCCTGAACTATTAAAAGAGATGAATAAAGAGATTAAAGGCGTGATGATTCCCATCCGGGACAAGGCTAGGGGATACGCGCCGTCTCCAGTACCGGGCAACCTGTATAACTGGAACGAGGGGACTAAGGGCCGAAAGATTACAGCTCGTAACTCGGCCTTTAGAACCCTTAACACCGAAGGCCGCGTACGTATGTTTCCACTATACGATGCAGCTCTAGCTAGTAAAGGCGTGTACTACTCAGCCTCGCCTAGCAAGCGCAACCGTAACGGCTGGTCGTCGATGTATATCGTGGCTAACGCCTCAGCTAGCGGCGCTATTTACGAGACTGCCGGACGTAAAAACCCGGGCGGAGATCCTAAAAGCCGATCTAATAACCCAGGCGCAGGCGCTAACTTTATTAGCCGTATGGGGCCTTTGTATGGTGATGGTGCAAGCCGTGGACGTATGATTTTCAGAGCGTGGCACGAGGATCAGGGCAAAGCTCAAGCTGCTGTAGTAAGAGCTATTGAAAAAACTATCGCTGGCTTTAATCAAGGCCGTTACGCGAAGGCGGCATAATGGCCAAGTTACCCGATTTATTCGTTAATGCCGTTACTACCTTTGACGGCAAGGCTTTAGCAAAAGGCCAAAAACAGATAAGTGGCTTTGAGAAAAACGTAAAGAATTTAGCTAAAGCTTTTGGGCTTACCTTTTCAGCTGCAGCTCTAGCTCAGTATGGTAAAAATGCCGTTAAGGCTTTTGCAGATCAGCAACTCGAAGTAGCACAATTAACTACAGCTGTACGTAACCTAGGCTTGGCTTTTGCTACTCCGGAGATAGATCGATACATTGATAAGATCGAAGCGGCCTCGGGCGTAAATAGAAATCTACTTCAGCCTGCGATGCTTAAGCTACTACAGGTAACAGGCTCAGTAACTAAGAGCCAAGAATTACTTAACCTTGCTATGGATGTATCGGCAGGCACGGGAACCGATTTAGCTAAAACTAGCGAAATATTAAGCCAAGCCTACGTAGGAAATTTTAAGGGCTTACGCTCGCTTAACCTAGGCCTTACTCAAGCTGAGTTAGCCTCCGCAGATTTTGAGATAGTACAAAAGCGCCTACAAGTATTATTCGCAGGCCAAGCCAAGGTAGCCGCCGATAGCTATGTCGGATCTATGAATAAACTCGCCATAGCCTCAGAAAACGCTAGCGAAAAGATCGGTAAATCTTTAGTCGGTGCGCTTACTGCTCTATCCGGCGGCGAGACAATAGACGACACAATTAGCAAGATTGATAAACTCAGTAGCGCTGTAGCTGGCCTCATCGATGTAACGATAGGGCTTAAGGCGGGCGAATACCTGCAACAGTATTACGGCCTCAACGCTGGCAAGATCCCCGGAGGGTTTGGTAATCGCTCGTTATCAGCCGGCAATCAAGACACACAAAGAGCCGATGCCAAGGCACGAGCCAAAGCCGAAGCCGATGCGGCTAAGCGAGCTAAAGAGTTACTAGCCCTACAAAGAAAACAAGCTATAGCGGAAAAGAATAAATTGGCTTTATCTAAGGCTGCCGCTGTTTTTGATACTACCCGTATATCATTAGCTGCCGCTCTTAAGGCTACCTATGACAAAGAGACACGCCTGCGCCTTGAGGCTCTTATCGCCATCGAGGAGGATAACGGAGATTTAGCGCTAAAGAAAATAGGCGAATTAGCCGCGCTGCAAAAGAACGCAGACTTAGCCAAGTTAGCAGGCATCAAAGAGATCAGCGATGCCTCACTCTTAGCGATTAACACTCAGTTACTTAATGAACTTACAGCTATAGATAAATCTAAAATGGCTGAGGCTGATAAAGAGGCGGCACGTGAGGAAGCGTTTAAGAAGTATAACGCCGCTATTACTGCCGCTGGCCAGTTAGCAGCTAAAGAGAGTTACAGCGAGCGCGTACAGATCCAACTAACCGAGATAGCGCGCCTTGCCTCTTTAAGTAAGACTACAAGCGCTGCTAATACTGCAACTTTATTACGTGAGTCTGCCGAGTTATCTATGATCGACCGGGTAGCCAAGGCACAAAAGGCCGCCGATGATGCACGTCTAAAGGCGCTGCAAGATTACATAGCTTTGTTAGGCAAGATAGGTACAGGCGGTAACACCGGAGGACTTACCTCTAGCGGCGTAGGGTCACTTATCCCTAAGAGTACGGTTATAGATACTGTTGAGAAAATGGCCGAAGCTACTAAAGGACTAAAAAAAGATGTAACTATCTTTGACCTGTTCCCTACTTTGACCGAGGATCAGAAAGGCGATCTAGGCGGATATAGCCCTACGATGAATTACGGCGGCGGATACCCTGCTACATATAATATTAAGATTGAGGCAGGCTTAGGCGATCCTGAGGCTATCGCTCGAGCTGTTGAGGACGTACTTAATCAATCAAGTTATAGGGGAACCTCAGTTAATAGAGGCTCCGGAGACTATACGATAGCGTGAGTACTTGGCTGCCTGAGTGGCGTATAACTGTCGGTACGACTGTTTACACAAACGTCCTAAGCGTAAATATGGCAACTGGTCGAGATGATGTAGACCTACAATGTAACGCGGGTTATGCTCGTATGGAGATCGTAAACATAGATAATTCGGCTTTTGATATTGATGTTACCGATAGCCTTACCCTAGAGTTAAAGAATAGCTCCGGTACGTACGTGCCTGTTTTTGGCGGTACGGTATCCGATTTTGGTATCTCGGTACGCTCGCCTGAGGAAGTCGGCTTTATAACAATCGGTAATATTCTGGCCGTAGGATCCTTGGCTAAATTGACTAAAGCCCTGTTTCCGGATGCCTTGCCTAAAGTGGAGGACGGGACTCAGATTTTCGACATCCTTAACGAGCTACTTATTAATAGCTGGTTTGAGGTAGCACCGGCTTTACAATGGCAGGACTACGACCCTACGACTACGTGGGCCGATGCAGAAAACGTAG